TTACCATAAGTAAATAATACATCTTTAATATCTTCATACATAGTGTGATAATTTGTCGTCGACAAATCTCCCGTATCTTAAAAGTTCATTTACAGCCATTAACTTCTCAAGAGAAGAAACGCCAAGAATATCAAATTTAATTAGTCCGATTTTTTCAAGATCTTTCATATCAAAACCGGCAACTAAAACATCTCCAACTCTAACAAGAGGACATTCATCATTAATTTCTCCAGGAGAAACAACTATACCAGCAGCATGTTTTCCTAGTGATTTATAACAACCTTCTAATTCCACAGCTTGTCTAAATAATTCAGAATATTCTCCTACTATTTCATTATTTACTAAACCAGCATAATCTTTAATTAAATTAGGCATATGTTTTAATGTAAACATAATAATAGATTCTTCTTCGTGTTCTGCCATTTCGTCAGTAATTTTACCTTCTTCCGGAAGACATTTACTAATAATAGTAGCAGTTTCAAAATCACAAACATTTGTAATTCTAGCCACTTCTTTAATAGCTGATCTACCTTTTAAAGATCCTAACGTTAGAATTTGAGCAACACTCTTTTCTCCATACTTTGCTGAAATGTATTCTACTATCTTATCTCTGAAAAATGGTGGAAAATCAGTATCAACATCCGGTAAAGAGTATCTTTCTTCAACTATTTTTGCTGGCTTAGAAACGTCTAAAGCATCAACTTTACCAGATAACCACATAATATATGAATTATTTGGATTAGACCTATCTAATTCTACATTTTTAATAATATGATTATAATAACTCATTCCTCTAGTTGTTTTATTCGCAATAACATTTAGTTCTTCTAAGTAAAACTTATTATCTTTTAAATCAACTAGTTTAACATTTTCAAACGAAGAATTATCAATAATGGTTTTTTTATAATTATCTAAATATGGATACTCAGAGAAATTTAAATGTGAAGAGTACATTCTAGAAACATTAATAAACCTCTCAAAAATTAGATTATTTGGTATTGGATCAACATCTGTTACTTCTATTAAATAAGCAACAAGACTTCCGGCACAACTACCTCTTCCGGGACCAACAAGAACTCCTTTCTTTTTTGCAAACATAATATAATCCCAAACAACCAATAGATATCCGGCAAGGTTGAATTCTTCAATAACCTCTAATTCCCGCAATACTCTATCTTTGTAGACATTGATATTCCAAGTATTTTTAAATCTTTTTTTCCAACCATCTCTACAAAGTTGTCTTAAATACGATGCTTCAGTATATCCTTCCGGGCACTTAAATTTAGGAGGTAGTGGTTTATTTAATATGTTATACTTTTCTATTTTAGCTAGAATCTCTGAACAATCAACCTCTTGAATTGTATTATAGCTTAATAATTCTTCGTTTGATGGTAAATAGAAACAATCTTCTTTAAAGAATCCGGACATTGGAACGTCTTCTTTTAATTGTAGCTTTTTATTTACGTCTGGTAGAGTTAATTTAAGATTAGAGCATATTGCCACTCTATGAATTGCTGCATCTTTTTTCTCTAAATAATGAACATCTGCTGATGCAATAGCTTTTATTCCAGTAAGCCTTGATACTTCTCTAATTTTTTCTGCGTTATTACCTGGATAAAAAGCTTGTACTTCTAAATAGAAATCATCACCAAATAGTTTTTGCATTTTTAATGCGTCTTCTAATGGATTAAGACTATCTCCTACAATACTTCCGGGATGACCAGAAAATATTAATAGATCACCACCGGCAATATCTGCAATTTGTTCGATTTTGATTCTTGGTTTATAATAGAATTGCTTATTAGATAAGGTTGTTAGGCTAATTAACTTTTTCCAACCTTTTAAATTTTTAGATAAAACAACTGTATGTTTGAAATTTCTATTACCATCAGTTTCATAACAATAAAATTCATTACCAAAAACAGGAATGATTCCTTCTTCTTGCATATATTCTGCAAACTTTACTGATCCAGAAATATTTCCATGATCTGTAATACAACAATGAGAATATCCTAATTCTTTAATCTTTTTAGCTAGTTTATCTGGTTTTACTAAACCATCTAATAAACTATATACTGTATGAATATGAGATGGTAGCCACATAAATTATACTTTCGCAGAGTTCCACTTTGTAATAGCTTCTCTTATTGATCCCACTAATGGTCCTTTAGCTTCACAATCTGGACATAAAACATAAAATAAAGATCGAATGTTATTTATATTTTTGATTGTAGTAACATCAGATCCACTACAAAAATAACACCTATTAATATCTAAGAAAATAGCATCATCGAAATATATTTCGGGTATATCTCCGCCAGCAATAACACCTGGTTCATCACCATCTTCTTTTGTCATATCTATAGTAGACATTTTATTCTCCCGGATTTGAATAGTGGCCTAATGAGAATCCTGGTTTCTTGTATTTCTCTACAACCTTTTCCATACCAAGTTTTTTATTCTCCTTCCAAATATGACTACAAAGTGACTGCCCGTCAACCTTTTCTTTAAAGAAAGCACACAATCGATTGCAACGAAAGTCTTGATGCGTGTAATCCAACATTGTTGGAAGTTTATTTTGTTGAATAGTTTTCAATCGAACCCGCAACTTTTCTTCCATATCTTTCAAAACTTTATCATCAAAGCAAACCGTAAAAGGTCCACCATCTCTAATAAAGAATATAGTAAAGATGATATTCTTATATTTTGGAAACAATTGTCGGGCAGCATAGTAGTATAACATTAATTGGTCGTCATTGCATAGCTTTTCATACGATTTTATTTCTCCAGTAGCCCAATCTTTTCTTTGACCTGTATTATGAGTTGGAATCATATTTTCCGTACACAAATATGTACTACTTGGACTATCCACCATAATACATTGGGTATACTTATTTTCTATTAATTCTATTTTCTTGATTAACCTATAATGAGATGTTCCAGACCCCCAATCTGGATCTATTTTTTCTGCTTTTCTAGGTAATAAAAACGGATTGATATTAATTGGTCTAAAATGTATTGGATAAACCTGAACAATTAAACCAAATCCACTTTTCGTAATTGTAGCTTGATTAGGTCTTTGCCCAAGAGTTAGTAGTAATTCTTTTACATCATCAGATAGTGTTTTATTACAATTGGTAAAAACAGCTTGTTTTCTAACAGGGTTAGCGTTTCCATCACTATCCATTAAACCCCGTAATAAATCTAATCTTTGTTGAAATGAAGCCCGAAGATATATAGCTGGAATATGTTTGTTTTTATAAAGATTTAACTTTTTTAGTTCTGTTATTAATCCATATATAGTTTTACTTGGGCAAGTAGATGTTGAATTAATATCATGACCAACTTTATATCCTCTTTTAGTAATTTCATCAAAAATGAAACTATCTATACCACAAATTTCACCGTTTTTATTTCTTCCGTCGCCCAGCCAAACACCAAGAACATATGGATCTATTGGAAGGTGTATATTTGTAATATCTAATGGTTTAGTAACACTAATTTTATCTCTAACCTTAAGATCGGTTACTTTAACAACTTTATCATCATTTAAAGTCCATAAATGTTCATCGTCACAAACAACCTCTGTTTTATCATCAAAGCTAATTTTATAACATGGTTTATGTTTTACTTTAGATTTTCCAATAACTTTAGTTTGTTTACCGTCTTTATCAAACACTAAATCTCCAACCTGAACTTCACCCATTGTTGTCCAACCTTGTGGTGTTGGTAGTGGTGTTGCTAATGGTAAACCTTTCCAGTCTACCACTTCTAATGTATCTTTATCTATTTCTGTTATTAAGTCAATAGTACCCTTAATAAACAAATTACCTTCTAAGGTTTGATCTCCAACTAAATACTTATACTTTGCCCAAGGTCTCTTAATCTCTATATCGAACTTAGATTCTGGAGCATGAATTGTTCTAAATCTAGGATCATATGCTCGATTTTGATGTTCTAAAGCGATCCACGAAAAATTTCTAGAAGTAGAAAAATCAGCATTAGAAAAACAATGAATACTTTTAGCAGAATAATGTTCGAAAGATTTTCTAATTAAAGTTTCTACAGCTACAGATCCAGCCCGCTTATGTCCATATTTAATTTTTACATTCCATAAATAAATATTTTTATCAATTCTAGATTTATTTACAGTATCTACTTCATCATCTGATAATTCAACTTCATTATATAATTCATCATGAGTAAATGTTACTTCACCAAGAGCATCATCTAAATAATAATACCTACCATCGTTTTGATATCCTTGCTTCAATCCCGCTAAAACTTCAAGAACTTTATGACACATTGTTCCAAGTTCTGTCTTTTTATTAGTTGAGTCTTGATAGCCTAAAACGTATGTAAGGAAATATTTTTGTTCACAATAATCCCAGGTATTATATGAAGAAGATCTAAAGTATGTTATTAGCATTTAGGTATCCGTAGATTAGTTGATTTTTTTGATCTTTTGTTGTGATACTAGTATCTATGATTAGTTTAAATTTATTTTGATCTATTAGATGTAGTTGTTCTGATTCATGCTCTTCCTTATTAGCTTTAATAAGTCTAATAGGAATAATATCTTCATTTTCAAAAACATCTAATTCATTTACAAATCTACAATCACAAATAATAGCCACTTCCGGCTTATCTCTTTTAATACGACTTAAGCATCCATTGGCAAAACAATTCGGATCTAGCTTTCTACAAATTGTAGCAAAATACTGCATAAGTTCCCGAATTGTTAATGTAACATCATATAAATTTAATTCTTTAATTTTTCGTTTTAAATTTACATCATTTAAGAAGTTACTGAAAGCAGACCAAGTAATATGAGTCGGCAAGCCCTTATCGTCATCAGATCCATATAATAAATCTAAAGAAACACCAAATAATTCTGATACAGACGATTTTAAAGAATCTGCAAAATTATAAATCTTACATTTTTCTAATGCGGGTTTCAGTAGAAATCTATCCACGACATCATTACTATAAATAGCAACTAATCTTTTCTTACTTTCTACTGTAAACTCACCCTGAATATACTCAGTAATTTCAATTCTTTGATCTTTAATCTCAAACGGAAAATTATTATTAGTCATATATGAATTATAGATAAACTCCCCGGCAGAACTTTTTCCGGATTGTTTTTCCCCGCAAAGCATAATTATTTTAGTCATTGATAATCTCCAAGTATTGAATCTAATTCTTCGTTTGTGCAATCTGCGGGTTCTTTGTCAAATATGATATTTTCATAATTAAACATACTTTCCGCATATTTTTTAATAGTTAAAGCCCCATCTACTCCGCCCTTATCTGGATCTAAGAATGAAATAATTTTCTGTGCTCCAGATGATTCTATAATCATTTGTTGATCTTCAGTTAGTGTATTTCCGAATATTCCAACTACATTATTAATTCCGGCTTCATAACATTTCCATACATCTGCTTGTCCTTCAACTAATATAATTATACCGGTTTTCTTAATAAAGTCTTTTGCAAACCAATAGTTATATAAATATGAATTACAATAAAATCCGGGACTATTTTTCCACTTTGAAAAGTTATTATATGTTTTATTTACTGGACAAATTGACTTATAATCATGATATCCATTACACAATATACATTTATCATATAGAGTTCTACCTAAAACACCAACACATTCTTCATAAGTATCATTAAAAACCGGGACTATAACGCGATTATACATATAATCTATAGCCTTTGTTCCTAGCCCGACATCATATTTATCTAATGTTTCTCGTTTGAATCCCTTTTTTAAATAGAAACTAGCCGGTTTCACTATTCTTTGTAAAAGTTCTGTCTTTGATATCGTGGTTGGTTGGGTTTTACGCTTTTGTATTAAAGTATTAACATTAATATTAAATCTTGATTCGTAGTTTACCTTAAGTTCTCCAAAGTTATTTTCTGTCCAAGATATTACTTGATCTATTGTATATCCTTTAACACCTTTAACAAACGAAACTAAACTTTTACCAACAGTTGTATGACAACCATGTGTCCAACATTTCCAATTTGGTACATCTGAATTTATATATATAGCACATGCATCTTTATTATCTCCTCCATGAACTGGACATGCTAGTAAGATTTTTTTACCATATACTTTATATTCTAAATTTAATTTTTCTAAAAGAACTTCTACATTATTACCAAGCATTTCATTTGCCGAAGTAAATTTACTACCCGTTTGCATCATTTTTTTGCTTCTTTAATGTGTTTCTAGTCTTAAGTTCTCTAATTGCTGAAAATTCACCTTGAAACTGCATATTTATATAGTCACCGTCATCTAATCTACGCATAAATCTTCCTTCTAGTGGTATCATTTTCATATTTCCATTTTCAATACCATCTTCTGCAATTTCTTCTGGAGACTTTCTCTTATAAATACTTAAAGAGATAGCATTCCAACCAAGCCTATCAGATTGAGCAATTACATCTGTACTATCTTTAGTTAGTCCATCTCTATTGATTTGAACGAATGATAATACCGGAGTTTGATATTTTTGACAAAAATCATGTAAAGCTGCTATTTGAAATCCCATTGCTTGATATTCTTGCATATCTTTCAATGAAGAAGCATCCATCATTTTAAAATAATCATATACGATTAAATGAGGTTTAGGCAATGCTCCATCAAATCCAACACTTTTATGAATCCAGCGTTTCATATAGTTTAAAATACTAATGAAATCTTGTCCCGCAACATTTTTATGATACAATGGATATTTTGCTAATTTAGCAGAAGCTTCTAAAATACGATTGTTTTTAACCGGATCTTTACTAAATTGACCATTTTCAATAGTATCTATATCAACCAATGATAAACCAGCTAACATTCTATTTGTTTGTTCTTCTGTTGACATTTCTGTATCAATGTACAAAGTGGGAATATTTAATTTTCCGGCACAATGCATTGCCGTTTCTTTACCAATAGAAGATTTACCAACTTTAAATCTAGCACAAACTAAATGAACGCCGGTTCTTAATCCTCCACCAATCACACTATTCCAAATTGGAAATGGAGATGGTACTCCTATACTTTGATTAGGATTATCAATTAAATTTTGAACGTGTCCTTCTACCATATTTCCAATAGATGATATCTCGTCTTCTTGAGTTAAATCACCAAGAAGGTTGAAATACGGCTCCTCAGAAACGCTTAAAATGTCTATGAGACTTTCATCACCGCTGATTTTAGACAATTTGTCATAGGCCATTTTGTGTGAATCTTGAGCTTTTCTAGCTATACTCAACGTAAGTATTTTAACACATAATGGTCTGATAGATTTTAATTCAATTGGAAAATTGTATAATGACCTAATAAACTTTTGAGCATCAGTAGAATCAACAATTTGTGATTGATATCCTAAAGACGAAGCAGCAGAATATAATAATGCAACATCAACTTCCTTATTGTCTAATAAAAAAACATGCTCTATACATTTATAGAGCATTTGATTAAGTTCAGACGTAAAACATTTGATGTTAATTATGTCGGATATTTCCATATATCCTTTATACCCATATTTGATTAGACCAGATAAAACAGCCCGTTCTGTTCCAATATCATTAATCATTATTTATCCGTTTGTTGCACAAGTATTACATAAAAATTCTGTATAATAAGCAATAAAATCCTTTTGACATCTATTGCATTTCTTTTTTTTACCCATAGCATCTCTAGCTCTTTCTGAGACATGAGATTTAACTTGTTTGTTAAACGCTAAATCTTCTTGACATTGTGTTTTATTATCAACAAATGTGTTTTTAACGAATCTAACTTGTCTACTAAGTGGATTTTTAAGTGGCTGAATATTTAATTGAGTATTTAAAGATTCCAGTAACGCCTTTTTTTGTTCATCTGATAAAGTAGAAATATCTATAGATGATGCTGATACTGATTGTTTTGTTTCCGCTTTTGTTTTTTTAGATTTCGATCCTGGTGGACGCCCTCTTTTTTTTGGACTATCTGACATTTTTAACCTCTTGAATAGTTTGAGATATATACCTAACTCTATTTGCAATTTCACTAAGTTCTTCTTCTAAAGAACCATATTTTAACCAAACGTCATATAAAGACTTAGCATGATCGTTATCCACAATCAAAGCACTTCTCTTTTCTTCAAATTTAGTATATTGAGTCCCGTAGTTATTTCCGTATTTACCCATCATTAAATTTAAGTTATTTTCAGCCCAACGTCTTAAATTTTTATATCTATTAATAGTCATTTGTAAATACGTTGCGTATTGTGCTAATTTATAACATAGAATGGCACACTCTTCAGCATGAATATTTTTAATTTGTTCGTATGTCATATTTAATGCTTCTCCTATAACATTATCTACGGGATTCTTTAATGGAAGAAGTGACTTTATATGATCATCTAAATCTTTAATAAAGGCTGTTATTTGCTGAGTTGTATAATCATTCGATTGCTGATTTGATTTTTCGTTCCCACTCATCTAAATCCTCTTTATCTGATAATTCTACATATGTAAAACCATTTAAATCACACCAATCTTTTTTTCTAAGATCTCTTTTTTTTGATTCTATAAAATCCTGTAAAGAAGAGTGAAAAAATGGAGTATATGTATAATGTTGTTGTCCATGAATTTCTATAATCAGCCTTGGTCTCATTATAAAAAAATCAGCGTATAGATTACGTTTAAATCTTTCTTTTGTTCCCGGAAGTTCTAATTCTTCCACTATTATATCAAGCGGAAAAATTTGTTTAAGTAAAGTCCGGGCTAATAAATGTCCTTTTGATGGACTATCATTATCTTTCTTTTTATGGAACGTATACGTTCTTCCATCAAATCCTTTAAGCTGCATAAAAAGCCTTAATTTTAGCAGTTAGGGCATTTAATATCTTTGGATTTTCTTTAAGAAAGTCTCGCATCTTCTTTTGACCTTGAAATTTTTCTGCATTACCAGTAAACAACAACGTAAACCAAGATCCACCTTTTTCTATTAATCCGGTATCAACACCAAGTTCCATTAATTCCCAAACATCATCATATCCTTCACCAAATCTAAGATATGTTTCTACAGTTTGTCCGGGAGCACTTAATGCCGAATATACAACATCCCAATTAACAACTTGTCCAATTTGCTTCTTATCTTCTTCCCACTTACTATAACCTTTTGCCCGAATCTTAACATCACATTGATATTTAATCTTATTACCACCATCTTCCATAAAAGCAGGACCATATCCAGACGTATTAGCAATCATATGTTGAATAATAATTACAATAGAATCTTGAACAGGAATAACGGGAGCTAATTTTCTAGTAAATGTAGAAAGTAATTTTGGTCCCGGATTTCTTGCAGATGAAGTAATGTCTTCTGTATATTCTTTTTCAGAACATAGAGCAGACGCAGAATCTAATATAACAACAACATTTGGTTCAGTTTTTAAGATTTCTTCTGCAATATTAAGATTGTTTTCAGCAGATATAATATTTTCTCGTTTGGATCTTATAAATTCAATTTTCTTAGGATCTAAATCAAGATTAGGAATTCCGGCAAGAGTCATAGGTTTAATTCTATTCTCTACATCAAAGTAGTAGATTTTCTTACCACCATATTCGGGCATTTGTGCAAAACCGGCTAAAGTTAAACACATAACGCTTTTTCCCGATTTTTCTTTACCAGAAATAATAACCCAACTTCCCTCTGGAATTCCGCCACCTAAAGCGAGAT